CAAGGTGGATTCAATGCGAGGAGGCCGTGACGGAGTTTGGCTTCCTTGCCAAGCACCCCACCACGGGAAATGCGATCCAGAGTCCTTACGTTGCGATGGGACAGAACTATATGAGCCAGACCAACCGGCTCTGGATGGAGATCTACCAGATCGTGAAAGAAAATTGTGCCTCGGAGTATACCGGCACCAACCCACAGGATGATGTGATGGAACGGCTGCTCAGGGCGAGGCGCGGAGAAATGTAAGAATCGGAGGAATGATTATGTTTGAAAAAGTGAATCCGGCTCACCCGGACAAGGTGGCTGACCGCATCGCCGGTGCCCTCGTTGATCTGGCCTATGAAAAAGAAGCCGATCCGAGGATCGCTGTCGAAGTCCTGATCGGCCACGGAACCTGCCACATCATCGCTGAGACATCGGTTAGTATCTCCCCTGATGAAGTGGCTGCAATCGTAAGCCGCATCGCAGGTAGCCTTACTGTCGACTACTGTGAGGTGCCGCAGGATCAGCACCTGTCGGACAACCAGAAGAACGGTATCCGCTGCGGTGACAACGGGATCTTCAAAGGCGTCCCGGTAACCGATGAGCAGAAAGCCCTGTCGAAGATCGCAAGAGATCTGTATCAGAAATATGGCTGTGACGGCAAATACATCATTGATGAAGCAAGGCTGATCATCTGCCAGAGCAATGCTGCCTCGGATGAGATTGCAGCCACATACCCCACTGCCGAAATCAATCCCCTCGGGGACTGGACTGGCGGTACGGACGTGGACTCCGGCGCTACCAACAGGAAACTCGGATCAGATATGGCTGACTCCGTGACTGGCGGCGGCCTGCACGGAAAAGACCTGTCCAAAGCAGATGTCAGTGTGAACATCTACGCATGGCTCAAAGCGCAGGAAACCGGGCAGCCGGTCACCCTTTGCTGTGCCATCGGAGATGAGTCCGTTGATGGCATTCCGTATATCGACATAGTAGAAACAGCGAGAAGCTTCATCCGCGATATTGGCGGATTCGAGAAGTTCGCTGAGTGGGGTCTCGTATGAATATAGAAAAGAAAAATGTGAAAGACTTACTACCGGCTGACTACAATCCCCGTAAGGATCTGCAGCCCGGAGATCCAGAATATGAAAAGCTGAAGCGCTCCATCGAGCAGTTCGGCTATGTGGAACCGGTCATCTGGAATAAACAGACCGGTCGCGTGGTCGGCGGCCACCAGCGCCTGAAAGTGCTCATCGACTCCGGAATTACCGAGGTTGATGTCGTTGTCGTCGATATGAACACGGAAAAAGAAAAAGCGCTCAACATCGCCCTGAACAAGATCAGCGGCGAATGGGATACGGACAAGCTGGCTCTTGTGATCGCAGATCTGCAGGGTGCTGATTTCGACGTCTCCCTCACCGGCTTTGAGCCGGAGGAGCTGGACGACTTATTCCGTGACGATGTGAAAGGTGGCGTTAAGGAGGACGACTTTGATGTCGAGGCTGAGCTGAGGAAGCCGGTCTTCTCCAAAGCTGGCGACCTTTGGATGCTCGGCGAGCACCGCCTGCTTTGCGGCGACTCCACCAAGCCGGAAACCTATGAGCTTTTGATGAACGGAAAGAAGGCACAGCTGGTCGTAACTGATCCTCCCTACAACGTAGACTATAAAGGCACTGCCGGAAAGATCAAAAACGACAAGATGGCTGAGGATCAGTTTGAGCAGTTCCTGCTCGCTGCCTATAGCCAGATGTATGAGAGCATGACGGACGATGCCAGCATCTATGTCTTCCACTCCGACTCCCACGGTCTCGCCTTCCGTAAGGCCTTTGAGGAGGCAGGCTTTTACCTTTCCGGCTGCTGCATTTGGAAGAAGCAGTCGCTGGTGCTCGGAAGAAGTCCTTACCAGTGGCAGCACGAACCGGTGCTCTTTGGCTGGAAGAAGAAAGGCAAACATCAGTGGTATACCGGAAGAAAGGAATCCACGATCTGGGAGTTTGATAAGCCGAAGAAGAACGCGGATCACCCGACCATGAAGCCTGTGGCTCTTGTGGCTTACCCGATCATGAACTCAACAATGACCGGCTGCCTTGTGCTTGATCCGTTCGGCGGCTCAGGCAGCACACTCATTGCCTGTGAGCAGACCGGGCGCACCTGTTACACGGTTGAGCTTGATGAAAAGTTCTGTGATGTGATCGTAAAACGCTATATCGATCAGGTCGGATCGGCAGAGGGAGTTACCGTCCAGCGGGATGGCCTCACCTACCGTTTTGATGAGATCGATACAGGTGAAAATTCTCCTGAATAATAGTACAGATATATCGATAAAAGACTTGCTATTACTGGCTTTTAGAGTGATATATGTACTACCGAAAAAGCACAGCAAAGCAAAGGAGGATTCAAAAAATGATCGTACATTACAGAGTAAACGGAAAAGAAAGAAAAAGACTGGCCGAGGTCATCGCCAAGGAAATCGGAGTCGATGCCATTTATCAGGGTGCACCGAACTTCTCCTACCAGATGGACTACTTCACGGTCGACCGCGAAGGCGCTCTGGTCTTCGACGACGAGAACTACAGCGACGAGGTCGAGCGAGTTTTTGACGCCATCGCAGCAGCAGGCTTCACCCCGGACGAGGACGAGGAAGACGAAGGCACCGGGCTTGCGATCCAGATGCCGATGATGACCGGCGATGAGATTTCCAGACTGGAAGCCCTAATCGAATCCAAAGAAAGCCTGATCAAAAAGGCCATCGGAACAGAGAGCCTCGTAGTTGGCGAGAAAGACGGCAAGCTCGACTTCCCTTGGTTCAAGGCAGACACAACCCCGGAAGAGATCAAGGCCTACATGGATTTCGTGACAGCCCTCTGCCGCATGGCAAAGGAAGCCAAGCGCGTCACTGGGAAAGACAAGCCGGTCGAGAATGAGAAGTATGCATTCCGCTGCTTCCTCCTCCGTCTCGGATTCATTGGCGACGATTATAAGCAGAGCCGAAAGATCCTGCTGCAGAACTTCTCCGGAAGCTCCGCATGGAAAAGCGGCACACCGACAAAGGAGGTGCAGGCATGAGGATGATCAGACCAGAAAAACTAAGGCACCTACGTGAGACCTACCCTGCCGGTACACGCGTCGAGCTCATCCAGATGGATGATGTTCAGGCACCACCTGCAGGTACCTGTGGCACGGTAACCGGAATCGATGATACCGGAAGCCTGATGGTACGCTGGGATAACGGCTCCGGCCTGAATGTGATCTTCGGAGTCGATGTTGTCAGGAAGGTGGTGAACGCGAATGACTAACCTGATCCGCGAGCAGATCCTCGCCGTCCGGGACACCGGCCTTACCAACATGTTTGATATCCCGGCAGTCCAGAGGATTGCCTTTGACCTCGGTTACTACGAGTTGGTTGACTGGCTCACAGACCACCGGAAAGAGTATGTAAATTTCATCATGACGGGCGAGGAATAAGCCCTCCGCCAAGGGAGCCAGCAGGCTCTTTTGGTCGTTAAAAAAGATGTGAAAATAAAGCAGAAATGACTTGCTATATCCTCCGAGTAGAGCGAATATACACATACCAAAAGACAAGGAGGAAAACGAAAATGACAATCAACGAAGGAACCAGAAAATACAGACTGCCAAACCCGACCACCCCGGAAGACCTCGAATGCCGCTGGAGCAAGCTCCTGAACTTCGGAGACAAGGTGATCATCGCCGGATACTACTACAACGGCAAAGGCCAGCCTTCCTACTTCGGAGCAACCTACGAATACCTCACAGACGACACCACCTGCGAAGGAACGATCGGCCTGAGAGCAGTCAGCGAGGTTGAGTTTGAAGACGACGGGCACGCGATGGCATGGGCGATGCAGCAGTAAGGAGGCAAAAAGCATGATGAAGACAAACAACGCATACTTTGAAAACCTGAGACAGATCGCAGAAAAATGGGAACAGGAAAAGGCCGAGCGCAAAGAGCGCAAAGCCCAGATCCTCGAGACTTACGGATGGGACTCGGAGGAGCTCAAGGCTTGGTACGAAGAGGATCAGGCAGCCACCTACCCGATTCCGCAGGGAGCCTGCAAAGCCTACCGCGCATTTCTGGGAACGCTGGAACATGGTGAGGATAAGATCGAAATGAACGACTTCCTCTGGGATCGCGAGATTGATGATTTTGTGGAAGCCCTCCGGAAGGCCGGATTCGACAGCTTCATCTACACCAACCAAAGCACAGCGGTGATGGAAAACCTCCACGGCTTTGCCAAAGCAGGCTGCACTATGACCGGCCTGACGACGATCACAAGGCGCGAGCGCCGCTTCGGAGAATACCGGAATGAGGAGATTCTCGGCATTCACTTCACACTGTAAAGCATTACAAAACTGAAAACACCAGAGAGCAGCCCGGATGGGGCTGTATCTCGTACAGGGAAGTCGCGCATGGCGGCTATTTTTTATGCCCTTTTGGAGGTGATGACCTATCAGAAAACTTGAAAATTATACACCGACGCACTTCATGGCAGAGGATTCCTACTATGACGAGTACGCCGCCGACTTTGCTGTTGCCTTTATCGAGAGCCTTCAGCACACCAAGGGTGAATGGTATAAAAAGCCCTTTGAACTGATCGATTGGCAGGAGCAGATCGTGCGAGACGTGTTCGGGACACTGAAGCCAAACGGCTACCGGCAGTTTACGACGGCCTATGTCGAGATCCCGAAGAAGATGGGAAAGTCCGAGCTTGCTGCTGCCATCGCGCTGTACCTTACCTGCGCGGACGGCGAACAGCGAGCCGAGGTCTATGGCTGTGCCGCTGATGTCAATCAGGCCAAGATTGTATTTGATGTGGCTGTGGATATGGTGATGCTCTGCCCTGCTCTCGAACGGCACGTTACCATCAACAAGTCCACACGTACCATTGTCTACAATCCAACCAACAGCAAATACAAAGTCCTGTCGGCGGATGTGGCCAACAAGCACGGTTTCAATACCCACGGAGTGATCTTCGATGAGCTCCATACACAACCGAACAGGAAGCTATATGATGTCATGACCAAA